GAGGCTTCGCAAAAAATTTTTTATTTTTTACAAAAAGCCCCTTGCCCTTAGCCCACCGGCCTACGGTATGCTCACTGTATGAGCTTCCAGTCCTTACCCTTCGCGCCCCGCGAAATCAGGGCGACCGAAAAAGTGTTGCAGGCGATCTACGACGCCGCGAAGATTGGCCTCAAGGGTGACTCGTTGGCGCTGGCCGCCGGGTTGCTGCCAACGGAGTACCGGCGCCTATGCCAGTTAGACCCCATAGTCGAAATGGCCGAACAGAAAGGGCGCGCCGATGGCGAAGCTGAAGCGGCGACGCAGCTACACCTTGCGGCTAAATCCGGCGACACCAAAGCCTCCCTTGCCATCCTCACGCATGTGCATGGCTGGGTGGCGAAGCAACAGGTGCAAGTCGACATCAAGCAACAGATCAGCATCACAGCGGCGCTGCAGGAAGCGGAATCTCGCGTCATTGCTGGCCGACTGGCGCAGGACGCACGCGCCCCACTGACGATCGAAGGCGAACATGCAACTGCCGATTTATAACGCCGAAGATGAACAGCTCTTAATGAGCAAGCTCTGGTCGCCCACGATCAAGGACGACCCCGAGGCGTTTGTGCGGTTCGTGTTTCCGTGGGGACAGAAGGGCACCCCGCTTGAGCACTTCACCGGCCCGCGCGTATGGCAGCTAAAAATGCTGCGCAAATTTGCCACGCATATCCGCGCTAATAAGGAGCGCGAAGCGTACGAGGTGCTGCGCGCGGCGACGGCCTCTGGGCGCGGTATCGGCAAGTCGGCGCTGGTGAGCTGGCTGATCTTGTGGATGCTATCGACGCGCATAGGCAGCACAACTATTGTGTCGGCCAACAGCGAGGCGCAGCTGCGCTCGGTGACGTGGGCGGAAATTACGAAGTGGCTGGCGCTGATGATCAACAGCCATTGGTTCGAGGTGTCGGCGACAAGGGTCATGCCGGCCAAGTGGATCGCAGAGCTAGTCGAGCGGGATCTGAAGAAGGGCACGCGCTACTGGTCGGTCGAGGGCCGGCTGTGGTCGGAGGAGAACCCCGACGCGTACGCGGGCGTGCACAATCATGATGGCGTCATGGTCATCTTCGACGAGGCAAGCGGTATCCCAGACCCCATCTGGGCGGTGTCGGCGGGCTTCTTTACGGAAAACACGCCGAACCGCTTTTGGTGCGCGTTCAGTAACCCGCGCCGCAACGAGGGGTACTTCTTCGAGTGTTTCAACGCCAAGCGGGCGTTTTGGCAAACGGAGAACATCGACGCGCGCGAGGTCGAGGACACCGACAAGGGCGTGTACCAGCAGATTATTGATGAGTACGGCGCCGACAGCCCCCAGGCGCGGGTCGAGGTGTATGGTCAGTTTCCGCTGGTGGGCGACGATCAGTTCATTGGGCCATCGCTCGTGGACGCGGCGGCGCACCGGCCAAGGTGGAAGGATGAGATGGCGCCGATCGTGCTTGGGGTGGACCCAGCGCGCTCAGGCAGCGACAGCACCGTGATCGTGGCGCGGCAGGGGCGCGACATCATCGCGATCAAGCGGTACAAAGGCGACGACACCATGACGACGGTCGGGCGCGTCATTGATGCGATCGAAGAGTTCAACCCGGTGTTTACCGTCATCGACGAGGGCGGGCTCGGGTATGGCATTTTGGATCGGCTCAAGGAGCAACGCTATAAGGTGCGCGGCGTTAACTTTGGGTGGAAGGCGAAGAACCCGATCATGTGGGGCAACAAGCGTGCGGAGCTGTGGGGCGCGATGCGCGACTGGCTGCGCGAGGGGTGCATACCAGACGATCGGCAGCTGAAGACGGACCTGTGCGGGCCGACGCAGAAGCCGAACTCGTCGGGGACGATCTTCTTAGAAGGTAAGAAAGAAATGAAGTCGCGAGGGCTTGCGAGCCCTGATGCGGCCGATGCGCTCGCGGTGACATTTGCATTTCCGCTCGGGCAGCGCGAATATAGAGAGAAGGCTCGACGTGTTGTCCAGTATCAGGGCAGTGTGTCGGGTAGTTGGATGGGAGCGTAAATGGCTCGCAAGTCAGTGTCACTGTCGGTTGGGCGCGGGGAGAAGCTGTCTACCAAGGCAGGGGCAGGGCTTACTGCCAAAGGACGCGCGAAGTACAACCGCGAGACGGGGAGCAAGCTCAAGGCCCCCGCGCCCAACCCTAAGACCAAGGCGGACGCCGGTCGTAAAAAATCATTCTGCTCGCGCATGCGCGGTGTGGTGCGCAACGCCAAAGGCCCGGCGGAACGGGCTAAAGCCTCACTCAAAAGATGGAAGTGCTAACTATGGCAGTTAAACGGGGACTCTATGAGAACATTCATCGAAAGCGTGCTCGCATCGCTGCAGGCAGCGGTGAAAAAATGCGTAAGCCTGGTGCGAAGGGAGCCCCTACCGCCAAAGCCTTCCGACAGTCCGCCAAAACCGCCAAGAAAGGTAAAAAGTGATGAACTACCGAAATCCAACCGGCGTGTCGCCGGGCGCAACGATCGGCGACATGATCGTGCAAAGCCGTCCAAGCGCTCCAAAAATGCGCGCACCGCGCATGCCAAAACGTGAAATGAGCGAAGACGCCATCCGTACGACGGTGGACTTTCGCCCCTCGCCGGTACGGCCCAAAGGACGTGGAGGGATGCGCTAATGCCTCTTGTTAAAAGCGCGAGCAAAGGCGCCTTCCGCAAGAACATTAAAGCCGAAATGAAGGCAGGCAAGCCGCAGAAGCAGGCTGTGGCGATTGCGTATGCGGTCAAGCGACGCGCGGCGGCTAAGAAAGGCAAGAAGTAATCATGGCTAAAGACCCGACAGGCATTAAAGGCGCAGCGCAAGTCGCCAACAGTCCGCAGTCGCGCAGTACGCGTGACGCGGCGGACATTTTGGCTCAGATGCGCAAGCGTTTGGAGCAGTCCTTGTCGGCGTACAGTGAGTCGCGAGACAGTGAGCTCGATGACTTGCGTTTCATGGCCGGCTCGCCGGACAACCGTTGGCAGTGGCCGCAAGAAGTGTTGGCCACTCGCGGTGCGGTGCAAGGGCAGACGATCAACGCGCGACCGTGCTTGACCATCAACAAGCTGCCGCAGCATGTGCGTCAGGTCACGAACGATCAGCGCCAGAACAGGCCGTCGGGTAAGGTCATCCCGGTTGATGACAAGGCAGACGTCGAGGTCGCCGAAGTTTTTAACGGCATGGTGCGGCACATTGAGTACATGTCGGACGCGGACGTGGTGTATGACACGGCGTGCGACAACCAAGTGACGTACGGCGAAGGGTACTTCCGCATTTTGACGGAATACTGCGACGAGACGAGTTTTGATCAGGACTTGCGCTTAAAGCGCATCCGTAATTCGTTCAGCGTCTACATGGACCCGCACATTCAAGACCCGTGCGGCGCTGATGCTGAATACTGCTTTATTACGGAAGACATGCCTCAGAGCGAATTTGAGCGCAACTTCCCGAACGCCGAGCCTATCTCGTCGATCGCCATTCGTGGCGTCGGCGATGAGGCCATGTCGCAGTGGATCATGGAGGATACGGTTCGTATTGCGGAGTATTTCTACGCCGTATACGAGAAAGCGACGCTCCATTTGTACCCCAACAACCAGACTGCCTACGCCGGATCACCCGAAGCGCGGCAGATGGAAATGATGGGCGTGCGTCCGTTGCGCACCCGTGAGGTCGAAATCCGCCGAATTAAGTGGATGAAGACCAACGGCTACGAAATTTTGGAAGAAAACGACTGGCCGGGTAAGCACATCCCGGTTATTCGCGTGATCGGTAACGAATTTGAGGTCGACGGACGCCTCTATATCTCGGGTTTGGTGCGAAACGCCAAAGATGCCCAGCGTATGTACAACTACTGGGTGTCCCAAGAGGCCGAAATGCTCGCTTTGGCGCCCAAAGCGCCGTTTATTGGCTACGCAGGCCAATTTGAAGGCTATGAACACCAGTGGAAGACTGCCAATACGCAAAATTACCCGTATTTGGAGGTCAATCCTGACGTGACAGACGGTCAAGGCGCTGTTTTGCCGCTTCCGGCACGCGCTCAACCGCCTTTGGCGCAAACAGGGCTCATCCAGGCCAAAATGGGGGCCTCGGATGACATTAAATCGACCACTGGTTACTACGATTCGAGCCTGGGCGAGACGTCTAACGAGCGCTCAGGCCGAGCCATTTTGGCGCGTGAACGGCAAGGCGACACAGGTTCATATCATTACATTGACAACTTAGCTCGCGCTATACGCTACGGGACGCGCCAACTCGTTGATTTGATACCCAAAATCTATGACACCCAGCGCATCGCGCGCATTATTGGCATCGACGGTGAAACGTCGACCGTGCGCATCGACCCGATGCAGCCGGAGCCCGTGCGCGAGGTGCGCAACGAAATGGGCATCGTCATCGAGAAGATCTACAACCCGTCTGTCGGTAAGTACGACGTGGCCGTCACAACGGGCCCGTCTTATCTGACCAAACGCCAAGAGGCGATGGACGCGATGGGCCAGATTCTGCAGGCCAACCCGAACCTTTGGGCCGTGGCGGGCGACCTGTTCGTCAAGAACATGGACTGGCCGGGCGCTCAGGAGATTGCTCAGCGCTTGCAAAAGACGATCGAGCCGCGACTGCTTGAGGATGAGGAAGATCCAGCCATTCAAGCGGCGAAGATGGAAAACGAGCAGCTGCGCGCTCAAATGGATGAAATGCGCGCCATGCTCGATAACGTTCAGAAGTCGATCGAAGCTCGGGAAGTCGACATTAAGGCGTACGATGCGGAAACCAAGCGTATTAGCGCGGTGCAAGCGGGCATGACGCCCGAACAGATACAAGATATTGTCTTGGGCACCATCAGTGGCATGATGACCTCAGGCGATTTAGTGGCACCGACTGAACGCGGGGTGCCCGTACCTATGGAGTTACCACCGCAATGACCTGCGAAGTCTTTATCGGGCGGCTGTTTTTGGCACGCGACGTGACCCACAGCACCCATCTGAACACACGCAGCTACGCCAAGCACAAGGCGTTGCAGAAGTTTTATGAGGGCGTGATTCCGCTGGCTGACAGCTTTGCGGAAGCCTACCAGGGCAAATACGGCCTGATCGGGCCGATCGTTCTGGCTTCTGCCGAGAAGTCGACCAACGTGCTCGACTTTCTGGAGAAGGAACTTAAAGAGCTCGAACAAATGCGGTATAAGGTCGTCAGCAAGGACGACACGACTCTTCAAAACCTGATTGATGCAATTTTCGAGCTGTACTTATCGACCATTTATAAGCTCAAATTCTTGGCCTGAGGAATGAACATGGAATTGCTTAATCCGCTTGACGGTTATCCGTCCTACAACGTGGCGTATACCGGCACGGCTGGCTCCACGACTGCATGGAATCCCGGCCCGGAAGGCGTTGTAGTGTGGTCCACGACCGCTGCGTATATCCGCGTGGGCGAGGGTGTCACGGCGACGACTGCCGACACGCCGATCCCGGCGAATACCCCCATCCCGTTCATCGTACCGAAGGGCACTGGCGCTCCGTGGCGAGTGTCGGCTATCCAAGTGGCCTCGGGTGGCACGGTGTACGCCAAGCCGATTAACCAGAATTAATGACTCGATACTACGGAGTCCCGTTGCGTAATGCCGTCAGCCTTGGGTTGGGCGGCATCATCGCGCTGGCTACTGCCGAGGCACCCCCGCTGCCTGGGCCGCCGTTCCAAGTCGCTGATAGCGCTGGAGTGGTTTATTCCTGCGATACAATCGTAGTGGACAGTGGCGGGACATCCTATGTGGTTGTGGATTCGGTCAAAGACAGTGCCGGAACAACCTACTTCCCAGTTTGAGGTAACTGAACATGGCTAACTTCGAAATTTTGTCTTTGGACCCAACCACCCCGCAGATTCGCGCTCCGGGTGCAGGCGACGGCTACTCCGTCCCCCGCGACATGACGTTTGCCACGGGCACGACGCTGAACGCCCCGACGACTGTTGTGTCCGTCAATACCTCGACTGACGCTCTGCGTATCACGCAGGTCGGCTCTGGTAACGCGCTGTTGGTTGAAGATAGCGCGAACCCGGATGCGTCTCCGACGGCAATAACGGCAACGGGTGCAGTTGGTATTGGCACGGCAACTCCATCAACCGTTCTGCACGTTAAAGGAACCGTTGGCGGCACAGACCCAACGGTCGTAACCGGCGAGCGCGTGCGAATTCAGAGCAACGACACGACTGGTCGCAGCGCTTATATGTCGCTGATTGCGGGAACGGCTGCTAACTCTGGCGTGTTGTTTGGAGATCAGGACGCCGCTGATGTCGGGCAGATTCGGTATCTGCATAGCGATAACTCAATGCAGTTTTATACCAGCAGCGCCGAGCGTATGCGGTTGACTAGCGCTGGCGATCTTGGTATCGGCACAAATAGTCCGGCTGGAAAATTAACTGTTATTGGAAGCAACGCATCAGCAGGCGTTGGCAACATAAACATTTCAAATGCCGCTTATCCAACATCGGGATGGGCGTTTCGCATTCCAGATGCAGGAACCACGATTGATTTGTCGTTAGACGGCGCGATCAGCGGCGTTTGGCAATCTGTCATGTATTTTTTAAGGAGTAACGGCAACGTCGGCATCGGCACGACGAGTCCGGCAACGAAACTTCATGTTGTTAACTCGGCGGGAAATTGCGCTGCTCGGGTAGACTGCGCTTCTGGCGGCACATCAACTGCTGAAATTTCTTTTGGTGCGGCTGGGTTTTCTGCCGTTGCTGGGCTTCGCTTTGATGATGCAAATGCCCGCCTTGACCTTTACACCATCGGCACCAGACCGATTCGATTCCTGACCGACAGCGCCGAGCGTATGCGCCTTGACACCTCCGGCAACGTCGGAATTGGCACGTCAAGTCCGGGGATGAGACTGGATGTTGCTGGCGGTACTGGCCGAATCATTCCGTCTGGAGGCTCTGCTAACTCGCCGGAGTCTGGCGCTGGAACATGGAATGTTTACGGCGCAAATTCTGGCCCAACAGATCGCACTGGCGCATTAAGAATTGAATGTTACTCGGATCAAAATACTGACGTTGGCACAGGCATCGCGTTTAGCAATCGCTACATAAATTCAAACGTAGCGTCTTGGACAATGGCTAAGATTGGCGCTTACAAACGAGTTAACACAAGCGGCGGCGCAGGCGGGTACTTAACTTTTTCAACCACAACTGACGGTGGAAGCCTTACTGAACGTGCGCGCATCACGGCGACGGGTGTTTTTTGTGTCGGAAAAACGTCGGATACCCTTAGCACGGCTGGTGGGTATATAACAAACCTTGGTGAAGCCGTTTTTACTGCAAACGGCAATCCTGTTTTGTATGTTAATAGATTGACGGATGATGGAGAGTTAGTTCGTTTTTATCAGGACACCATACAAGAAGGCAACATTTCCGTCAGCGGCAGCACCGTCTCTTATAACGGTGGTCACTTGTCGCGCTGGTCGCAAACGACGGACAACACCCGCATTTCGCTGCTCAAAGGCACGGTCATGTCAAACCTTGACCAAATGGCGGTGTGGATTGATCCAGAGACAGGTGAGCCTCAAAACAATGAGCAGTTGAACTGCATGAAGGTGTCGG